TAAATATTACTATTGAAACTGATGAAGATGATCTTATCGGGGGGTTCCGCCTTGTTGATGGGAATACTGCTTGGCACAACGGTCCCGTCATTGAGGCATTGGAGCGAGGAGCAATCCTGCTTCTTGATGAAATCGACCTCGCTAGCAACAAGATTCTGTGTCTTCAATCTATCCTTGAAGGAAAAGGTGTCTTTCTGAAAAAGATTGGTAAGTGGGTAAAACCTGCTGCTGGTTTCAACGTGATTGCAACCGCAAACACCAAGGGCAAAGGTTCTGAGGATGGTCGGTTCATTGGAACAAATGTTCTTAATGAAGCGTTCCTTGAACGATTCCCTGTGACCTTTGAGCAATCTTATCCTTCAGCTAGTATCGAGCAGAAGATTCTGGAGGGTGTTGCTCTAGATCTTCAAGTAGAAGACCGTGACTTCTGTAAGCGTCTTGTGGACTGGGCAGACATCATCCGCAAGACCTTCTATGATGGTGGTATTGAGGAGATCATCAGCACCCGTCGTCTGGTTCATATTATTCGTGCCTACAGCATCTTCCAAGACAAGGCAAAGGCAATCCAAGTGTGTGTGAACCGTTTTGACGACGAAACGAAACAAGCATTCCTGGAACTGTATGATAAGGTGGATGCTGATTTCCAAATGCCCGCAGAGCAGGTAGATTACAATCCTAATATTGACCAACCTACTCCTTTCTGATAGAATATGTGGAGGTAAAACTATGACTTTTATTATGGATGAACATCCCTATGAGTTTACTTTTTCCGTGAACTCTAATGACCAGATTGATATTAAAAAAACACCTGTGAGTATGACTGAACCTACCAATCACCTTTGGAAGTATAACGAAGATAAAATCCTGAAAGATATCCAGGATTATGTGACTGGAACTTATAAGAGTCACTATTGTGGTCAAGAGGCAAACTATAAAGATATTCAGACTATTGATCTGATGGCTGCTAAAGAACTTGCAGCAAACTTCTGTCAAGCAAACATTCTAAAGTATGGCAGTCGTTATGGTCAGAAGGATGGTCGAAATAAGATTGATCTTCTGAAGGTTATCCATTATGCTATGCTTCTTCTCCACTTCGATGGACATTACTCTCGAACCAATAATGGTCTGACTGAATTCCGTTGATTATGAAACTCCAAGACAAAACTATGAAACTCTCTGACAAAACTCTGACTCTTCTGAAAAACTTTTCGTCTATCAATCAGTCCATTCTGTTTAAAGAAGGAAACAATCTTCGTACTATTTCTGTGATGAAAAACATCCTGGCAGAGGCAACGATTGAAGAAGAACTTCCTAAGGACTTTGGTATCTATGACCTTAACCAGTTCTTGAATGGTTTGAATCTTCATCAGAATGCCGAACTGGATTTTCAGAATGATGGTTACGTTGTTATCAAGGAAGGTAAGTCTCGTTCGAAGTATTTCTTTGCAGACCCTAATGTAATCATTACTCCTCCCGAAAAGGATATTGTTCTACCGAGTGAAGATGTTTGTTTCCTTCTTGATACCAAAGAACTTGATAAACTCCTTAAGGCTGCTGCTGTTTATCAACTTCCTGACTTGTCTGTGGTTGGTGAAGCAGGTGTGGTGAAACTGGTGGTTCGTGATAAGAAGAATGATACTTCCAACGATTTCTCTGTGATTGTTGGTGAAACTGATGAGGTGTTTACTTTCAACTTCAAGGTCGAAAATATCAAGATTCTCCCTGGATCTTATGAAGTGGTGATCTCTCGTAAACTTTTGTCACGATTCAAGAATACGTCCTTTGATGTGACTTATCATATTGCTCTGGAGCCTGATTCTACTTTTGGTTGATGAACATCTTCGTCACTTCCCCCTGGCCTGCTGAGAGTGCCATTTGTCTCCCTGACAAACACATTGTCAAGATGCCCCTAGAGTGCTGTCAGATGCTCTCTATCGTGGCATCAGAGAAGTGGGGACGTGGTTATGGCACTCTCCCTAAGGCAGATGGAAATCCCTACAAGACCGACAAAGGAGCATTCCGCAATCATCCCTGTACCAAGTGGGCACTGGAGAGTATCCATAATGCCTACTGGTTAATCAAGTGGGGACTGAACTTGTCTGATGAATACTGCCTGCGGTATAATAAAACTCACTCCTGTTATAAGACACTTGTGGATGCATATTACTTGTTTCCTAAAGGTAAGATTACAGAAGTGACTCCATTTGCTCGTGCTATGCCTGAGGAATGGAAGTTTGACGACACTATTGATACATTTGAAGCATACAAAAGATATATCGCATCCAAACCTTGGGTTGCCAATAACTATCTCCGTATGCCACAGAGAAAACCTAATTGGATTTGATTATGGCAAGTGAATTTCTATTTGTGGAAAAGTATCGCCCTCAAGTAATTGAGGATTGTATTCTTCCTGATGATACTAAAAAAACATTTAAGGAGTTTGTGGAGAAGGGAGAGATTCCGAATCTTCTTCTCGCAGGACCTCCTGGTATTGGTAAGACGACTATTGCAAAAGCATTATGTAATGAACTGGGGGCAGATTATTATGTCATCAACGGATCCGACGAAGGACGTTTCTTGGATACTGTACGAAACCAAGCAAAGAACTTTGCTTCGACCGTTTCACTTACGGGATCTTCTAAACACAAAGTCATCATCATCGATGAGGCGGATAACACAGGCAACGACGTACAACTCCTACTACGGGCGAATATTGAGGCATTTTATAACAATTGCCGATTCATCTTCACCTGTAACTATAAAAACAAGATTATCGAACCTCTTCACTCCCGTTGTGCGGTCATCGACTTTACAATCAAAGGAAAGCAACGGGTTCAACTTGCAGGAAGTTTCTTTCAACGACTTCAATCAATCTTGGATCAGGAGAAAATTGAATACGATCAAAAAGTCGTGGCGGAACTCGTATCCAAGCACTTTCCCGATTTTCGACGTGTTCTAAACGAGATCCAAAGATATTCTACTGGAGGTAAAATTGACTCTGGTATTCTCGCATCGTTCTCTGATGTTTCTGTAAATGATCTCGTTAAAAATCTCAAAGAAAAGAACTTTGCCGAAGTTCGTAAATGGGTCGTCAATAATCTTGATAATGACTCTGGTGTATTACTCCGTCGTCTTTACGATGCTTTACTTACATCCCTTGAAAACCCTAGTATTCCTGCTGCTGTGCTCATTATTGCTAAGTATCAGTACCAGATTGCCTTCGTTGCCGATCAGGAAATTAATCTTCTGGCAGCGTTAACTGAAATTATGTGTGAGTGTGAGTTTAAATGAAAGTAAGAACTTTTCCACTTAAGACCTGTCTCAGATATCCTGGAGGCAAATCTAAGGCAACTAAGACTCTTGCGCCTTGGTATCCTGAAAACTTTAAAGAGTATCGGGAACCTTTTATTGGTGGAGGATCCGTTGCTTTTTATACTACTCAAGCATATCCAGATGTTCCCATTTGGATTAATGATCTTTATGTTCCTCTTTATAATTTTTGGGTTCAACTCCGAGATAATGGGGAAGAACTTTCCGAAAGATTGAAAGAGATTAAAACTAAAGCATCAGACTTTGGAACTCAGGATGAAAAAGATGCTGCCCATAAAGAACTTTTCAATCAGACTCGTGTAGATATTAACGATCAAGAGGGACTGGAGAGAGCAGCAAGTTTCTTTGTATTGAATAAGTGTAGTTTCTCTGGATTGACTGAGAACAGTACTTTTTCTGTAACTGCTTCTCGTTCTAATTTTTCATTTATTGGTATTGAAAAACTGAAGGAATATTCTAAGTTGATGAAGAACTGGAAGATTACAAACATCGATTATTCGGAGGTAATGAATGCTTCTGGTAATGATGTATTCGTATTTCTCGATCCTCCTTATGACATTAAAGATTTTCTCTATGGAAAAGATCGTGAAATGCACAAATCTTTTGACCACGATATTTTCGCAGAAAACGTTTACAAGTGCCCTCACAAGTTTATGATCACTTACAATGTGAATGATAGACTCCTGGAGTTGTATAAGGATTATGAATTAACCTATTGGAAACTTCGTTATTCGATGGCACATCGTGGTGACAAGGGAACTGATGAGAACGTGAAAACAGAACTGTTAGTCACTAACTATCCTATCGTAAAAAGTAATCCTTTGGAGAGTATGTTGTATGCCTGAACTTAAAGACTGGTTAAACTCTATCAACTTTACAAAAGAAGATCTTTCTGAGGAAATCAACAACTACGCTCCTTATATTATTAATCGTTGTTTGTCTGGTCATATTGATTGCATTCTTTTTGCTAATGAGATGAATATGAACTCTCATCTGGATAAAGATATGCAATATTCTTTCTATCTAAATAGTCTTAGGAAACGGAAGAGATTTTCTCCCTGGCTCCGTAAAGATAAAGTCAAAGATTTAGAATGCGTTAAACAATACTATGGTTATAGTAATGAGAAGGCATCCCAAGCTTTGAAGATTCTAAATAAAGAACAACTAAATTTTATTAAACAACGACTTGAAACTGGCGGAACGAAATGACTACTCAAACAATTGAACCACAAGTAAACTGGTCTCCCGATATGATGGTGGAGGTCGTTTTGAATGAACCTGATGATTTTCTGAAAGTTCGTGAAACTTTGACTCGTATCGGAGTTGCATCTCGTAAGGAGAAAAAACTCTATCAATCTTGTCATATCTTGCACAAGCAAGGTAGATATTATGTTGTTCACTTTAAGGAACTTTTTGCTCTGGATGGCAAACATGCAAACCTTACTGTGAATGATGTTCAACGTAGGAATCGTATTACTCGTCTTCTTTCAGATTGGGGACTGATCACTGTAGTAAAAGAAGATTCTATTGCTGATATTGCTCCTTTGAATCAAATTAAGGTTCTTGCATATAAGGATAAGAACGATTGGATTCTAGAACAGAAGTATAATATTGGTAAGAAAGGGAAAGGTCAGGAAACCGAATGATTTTGTAGGGAGTTCAACACTCCCTTTTTTTGTACTAGTTGTATAATTAGTATTGGATGCCGTAAGGATCCACAAAACACAAACTCGCTTTTAAAGGAGCTACCATAATGACTAACCTTGCACGTTATACTGCATCGGATCTTCCTACTCTTTTGGATAAGATTACTCGCAACAGTATTGGGATGGATGAGTATCTTGATCGTATCTTTAATGTTCATGAGACTTCATCAAATTATCCCCCATACAATCTTATTCAAGTAAGTAATGTAGAATCTCGTTTAGAACTTGCACTTGCCGGATTTAAAAAGGAGGAAGTACATGTATACACAGAGTATGGAAAACTTTTTGTCGAAGGACAAAAGGAGGATAAAGAGTCTGATGCCCATTACGTCCATAAGGGACTGGCTCAACGAACTTTCAAGAGAGCATGGACAATGGCAGACGACACAGAAGTATCCAACGTCACCTTTGAGGATGGACTACTTACAATCCAGTTAAAGAAGATTGTTCCGGATCATCACGCACGTAGAGATTATATCTAAATATATTTGAATATCGTCGGCGCAGGGGAACGACTGGCAAAATCCAGTTGACTTCCCCTCTTTTTATTGGTATGATGGTCGAAGGAATAGGAGTATTATGAATGTAAAACTTGTCTTATTATTGACAAATCAAATATTGGTCTCGCAGATTGAAGAAGTTCCCTCGGAACTTGGAGAACCAGATTGTAAACTGATTGAACCATTCATTTTAAATGAAAAGGATGAGACTCTATCTCCATGGTTAGTTGGTATTTCTTCTCAGAACACTTTTATGATACACTCGGATAAGATTCTAACAATCGCAGATCCTAAACCAACACTACTTGAAAAATACCAGAACCTGATTAAATGAGATTTTATACCAACGTGCAAATGATCGGGAATCAGTTTCTCGTTCGTGGTTATGATAATGGTAAACATGTAATGTTCAAAGAAGAGTTCTCACCAACTCTCTTTGTTCCTTCTAAAAAGGAATCAAAATACAAGACTCTTGATGGTGAGAATGTAGAACCTATTGTTCCTGGTTCAGTTCGAGACTGTCGAGAGTTCTATAAAAAGTACGAGAACGTAGATGGATTTAAGATCTACGGAAACGATCGGTATGTCTTTCAATATATTTCCGAAAAGTATCCTGAGGATGAAATTAAGTTTGATATTACTAAAATCAAACTCACAACTCTTGATATTGAGGTAGCTTCTGAGAATGGATTTCCTGATACAGAATCTGCTTCCGAAGAAATCCTGACAATTACCATTCAGGATTATGCCACTAAGAAAATTATTACATGGGGACTTAAACCTTTTAATAATACTCAATCCAATGTTAAGTATATTGAGTGTGGTTCTGAGTATCAACTTCTTCAAAACTTTCTTGACTACTGGACAAAAAATATTCCAGAAGTGATTACTGGATGGAATATTCAGTTCTACGATATTCCTTATATTTGTCGTCGTCTCAACAGAGTTCTTGGTGAGAAGATGATGAAAACATTTTCTCCTTGGGGTCTTGTGACTGAAAGGGAAGTTGTTGTGATGGGACGAAAGCAGATTTCCTATGATGTTGGCGGTATTACTCAACTAGATTATCTCGATCTTTATAAGAAATTCACTTATAAAGCACAGGAATCTTATCGTCTGGATTACATTGCTGAAGTTGAACTTGGTCAGAAAAAACTTGATCACTCTGAGTTTGATACCTTTAAAGATTTCTATACCAAAGATTGGCAAAAGTTTGTAGAGTACAACATCGTTGACGTAGAACTTGTTGACCGTTTGGAAGACAAGATGAAACTGATCGAACTTGCGATTACCATGGCATATGATGCTAAGGTAAATTATGCTGATGTGTTCTTTCAGGTAAGAATGTGGGATAATATTATCTACAACTACCTTAAGAAACGGAATATTGTCATTCCTCCTAAAGAAAGGACAGCAAAAGATGCCAAGTATGCTGGTGCTTATGTGAAGGAACCAAAACCAGGAGTGTATGATTGGGTCGTTAACTTTGACCTTAACTCTCTATATCCTCACCTGATTATGATGTACAACATTTCTCCAGAAACTTTGATGGATGAGAGGCACCCAACTGCTTCTGTGGATAAGATTCTTAATCAACAGATAAGTTTTGAGTTGTATAAAGATTATGCTGTATGTGCAAACGGAGCAATGTTCCGAAAGGATTCTCGTGGAATGCTTCCAGAACTTATGGAGAAGATGTACAACGAACGTGTTATCTTCAAAAAAAAGATGATTTCTGCCAAGAAAGAATATGAAAAAACTCCTACAAAGGAACTGGAGAAAGAAATCTCTAGGTGTAATAATATCCAAATGGCAAAGAAAATTTCACTTAACTCTGCGTATGGGGCTATCGGAAATCAGTATTTTCGTTACTATAAACTTGAGAATGCCGAAGCCATTACTCTCAGCGGACAGGTTGCGATCCGCTGGATTGAAGGAAAAATGAATA